CGAGACTTGCTTGGGCTAGCAAAAATAATATTATGGAGATTCTTAATATTGACTCCGGTGCTAAAAGTACCAAAAGAAGCGACAATAATAGCATTAGATTCATTTTCGACTACCTTTCTTATTTCTTCTCTCTCATCGCCAGATATATCGCCTGATACAAAATAAACGGAACGATTGTTATCTTGTAACATATTAGCTAACTGAATACCATGTTTCTCTACGTATTGATAGAGTATTAGAGTATTGCCTTCCAACGATAATGCAAGGTTCTTAATGAATTTGTTTCTCACGTCCAATTTAACTAGATAATCCATTTCGGATTGATAGTCGTTCGCTTTTGCTATCATTTTCCTTGCTTCTTCCGGATATGATAGTACAATTGCTTTGATCTTGAAGTCTGCTAGATGTTTTTGATCTATTAACTCTGATGTGGTTGTTACTTTTCTGACTGCTCCGAAAAGCCCCTCAAGAACGAGTCGGTGGGTTTCAGTACCATCCAATGTTCCGGTAAATCCAAAACGGTAGCGGCATCCGGATAGTTTAGTAAGTATAGAAGTAAGAGATTTTGCTTTGAAGAGATGAGCTTCGTCTCCGATGACAACATCAAATGAATCAAAGAATTGCTTAGGTAACTTGTATATGCTTTGCCAAGTGGTAATGGTGATTGGTTTGTCTGTTCCCTTATCTTGTCCAGCGAACACACGATGAACAAAGCGATCGGATTCAAAACCGTAATCAGCAAAATCACTGGCAAGCTGACTAACCAAAGAAGTAGTTGGTACAATAATAAGAGTGCGTTTCGCATAATACCTCACAAGTAAATAGATAATAAAAGACTTACCAGAGGCTGTGGGAGAAAGAAGTAAAGCTCTTCTCTCGCGAACAGCATGAACGAAAGCATCCAACTGGTAATCCCTTGGCTGCATCGTAGGTTTTATTTTTTTAACGAAATCATTTGCTTCTTTTAAAGAGAAATTCTCAGAAGAAAAATCTGAAATATACTCTAATTCATATTCTCTAGTTTTACAGAATTCTTCTACGTATTTTGTTAGACCAGCATACAAAAGACCAGTCATAACATTGAGAAGTCGAATCTTCCCGTCCCAGTATTTAGAACGATATGCTGGCATAAACTTAGCACCAGGAACCATGAACGTGAAATACTCGCTCATCTCCATCATAACGCTTGGTTCTGCTTTGACTTTAATATATACTTCGTCAAACTTCTCTATTTGTACTGTTTCCATTACGCTCCCATAGTGAACTTCTGCCAATCAATAGCGTTACGGATTATGAAATTTCTATTCATAATAGTTTTTATTATTGATTCAAGAAGTTCTATCTTTTCTAGTTGATAACCAATTTTAAGAGAAAGGTTAACCACATCTTGGTCTGCATCGAGATACATAGGTATATCTCCTTTGAGGATCATACCTTTTGGTGGTAATTTCCATCCTTTGTCTTTAGTTTCTTCGTTTGGACCTTGAGTTAAAAATTCATATTTGTCAAGTTTGAGATTTTTTAATTCTGACTCTTGTTTACGCAAGATCAGTTTTTCCTTGACAAAAATCTGATAGTATTTATGATGGAGTTTGGGAATATTAAGAGCTTCTTCGCCGAGCTCAGTTTTGTCAATGTGAGAATCTTTTTGCCAGTTTTCTAAAATTTCATCAATGGTCATGTTTCACCTTTTCAAATCAATATTTTATTATAATATATTTTTTCGAAAAAGTAAAGTTAAATCTTCTCTATTTTATACAAAGTATATTTAAAAGTTGCTGAAGCTTCAACATAATTAACATCAGTATCAGTTGTACCAAAGGTCAAACCCGACAAAGTTATAGGATGAGCGTCGGTATATATTACTTCATAATTTGCCGCTTTTGTAGAAGAAAGAATCATTACAGAAATGTCAGAATAAATACCTTCGCCAGTCCATGATTTCTTTTGTTCTATTTCTCTGAACTGGTCGAATGTTTCTGGCTTACCTAGAGCCTTAATCCAGTTATGTATTTCTAGATAATTTTTAAGGTCTTCGTCGACTTTAAAAGTAATCTGCAACTCAGAATAATCTATATGATCTCCTGGAACTGGATATTTTACAAATGGTGTAGGAACATTTGGCGAAGATAAAGATATTTGAGGAACATTAATTCTTTGTATAAAGAAGTTGACATATGGCGCTTTCTTAATTGCGAACTTAAAATTAAGAGGACTAAGAAAGTTTTTATTTTCCGGTGTGTTATCTATAGCTGACATTTCAACTCCTTTTCATACTATTTATATATGAAAAAAGGGGCGACCGAAGCCGCCCCAGTTTCTAGATATTGGATCTTTGTCCAATACCAATTACATAAGATTTGTAACAACAACTCTACGGTAATACTTGTTAGTGCTGATAGCAAGAGCACCAAGACCCTGTGTAAGACCCTGAGCGAATGGGTTTGCAACCATGCCGTAACGAGTCTTAAAGCCGATCTTTGGCTGGAAGCTTGACTGATCAACTGCACGTACCATCTGTAGTGGAACGTATGGGCAATAGAATAGACCAGCGTCGAAAGCTGATGAACCCTTATAGCCAACAGTTAGATAGTTACCGCCAAGAGCGTATGGATCGATATAAACACGTAGACGACCATTTAGGATACCAGCGAAGGTATTGCCTGTATCGTCAACCTGTAGGTTGTTTGAGTTAAGAGCAGGAGCGTAGTCAAGAACACCAGCCATCTGTAGTGCAGAAGCAACGTCTGAAGAACAGATAACGATGTTACCCTTACCACGACGAGTCTGCTTGGCGATCTGGTTAGCTTCACGCTCTAGCTGGAACATTAGACCCTTGAACTTTTCAACTGACCAACGACCGTTTGAGTCAGTGTCAAGATCGAAGACACCAGCAGTAGTAGTGTTTTCCTGGGCGCCAGCTTCAGCTGTGATGTTGATAGTACGAACAACTTCACGGTTGATTTCAGCTAGAATTTCTGCTGAAAGAATGTTAGCTAGTTCTGTTTCAGCGTCTAGACCATGGATAGCCTTGAGATCCTGAGCTAGTTCCATAGTATACTCTGCCTTTAGAGCACGAGTGTTAGCTGTTACAGTAACCTTCTCGATTGAGAAAGCCATCTGTGGGAAAGCTGTGTTTGAATCAGTTCCTAGTGCTTCTGCCTGAGCAGTTGACATACCAGTGCCAGTGTTATATGTATTAACAGCTGTTAGTGGTGATGTGTTAGTTGCACCTGGAATAGTTCCAACATGCTTCTGACCAAAGGTGTTAGCGCCTGAAGTAACAGAAGAGAACTGAGTGTTAACTTCGTTGTAGAAAGTTTCTGCGCCAGCGTTGTTGAATGTAGTTGTATTTGCATAGCGTGAACGCATAGCAAAGATAAGGCCAGTTGGGCCAGTCATTGGCTGAACGCCGCAGATGTCGTATGCCATTAGGTTTGGCATTGCACGACGAACTAGAGAAATTAGGACAGGATCGAAAGTATCGATACCACCAGTTCCCTGAGTTGAAGATGAAGCGCCCATTAGGTTGGCTGGAACAAGTGAACTTGTTTCAGTTAGTGTCTGATAGTCACCATGAGCAGCTGATTCACGGAGAGCCTTCTCTGTGTTCTCAAGCATAACTGCTGTGACTGAACGGCGGTGCTGGTCCTTAATGCTACCAAGAGCATCATGGTCTAGGACTGGAGCCCACTTATTTTGAATTTCCTCAGCTAGATACATTTAGGTTTTCCTTTCTTAGAAATACACTTTAATTTATTTATAATATATTACTTTTTAACTGTTCTGGAGATAGCAGCTAGATAACGACCAACCGTTGGATCGATGTTTCTAGATTCGTTTACTTCTCCTTCAAATGTTTCTTCTTCAATTGAAGAACTTGAAGTTGCTTCATTTCTGAAATAGTTTTCTTTAACGATCATTAGCTTCTTAGCATAAACGTCAAGATCACCGTCGAATTCAATCCCTTCAACTAGAGCAGCAAACTTATCCTGCTGTGTCAATGCAAGATCAGAAGCAAGTTCAGAAACGATTTCAAGTCTCTGACCTTCAACAAAATAGTTCTTTAGCTCAACGTTTTCTGAAATTGTTTCGTCAAGTCTTGATTCT